TGTTGAGTGTGCTTCGTAGTAAGTAATTTTCATCATTTTAACCTGCTTTCTTTAATTTACTTTCCTCTTTATACTGTTTTGCCAATTTATAATCGTGCATAGACACTATCTTTTTTAAACCTTTGCGACTTATTTTACTGTCAATATACTTTTTGTATGCCTGATAAGTGTTTGTAGGTAAAAACCAACCCATATATGAAAGCATGCGGCAGGCATCATACCAAGTTATTTGAAGTTTCTTTTGTAATCGTGTGGCAAGTCTGCAAGCTCTTATAAATACACTCTTTCTGATAGTTGTTCTGTCTCTGTAAAACTTGAACCCCATAAAATCTATAAATCTGCCGTGATGTTTGCCACATTTGTCTATATAATCAAATTTGAATATCTGATAATTGCCCTTTAGTTTTAAATCCGTTCCGTTCAAAAACTTTTCTATTTCGGCACGCATTTTGTGCAATTTTCTTTTATTGCTGCCAAATATAACAATGTCGTCCATGTATCTGACATAAAAATCTGCTTGCAGTTTTTCTTTTATAAAATGGTCAAGCGGCTGCAAAAACCAATTTGCGAACCATTGAGAAGTATAAAACCCGATAGGAAGTCCGGGACGATATACTTTCCCGTTTGGCAATACTCCCGTGTTAGAATCTAATATAAAATATGTTAGCTTCAAGAACTGTTCATCTTTTATGTGCTTTTTCAATTTTTCTTTTATTAAATCGGTATTCACATTTTCGTAGAAATGGTGTATATCCGCTTTAAGTGCGTATTTTATCTTTTTTGGGTGTTTTGCTATATATTTTTCAATATACTCTTTCCCGTAATGCACCCCTCTGTATGGTACAGAACCGCAAGAAAACTCATACATTCCTTTCATAAACATTGGTTTTAGCACCTGCACTACAATATGTTGTATCCATTGTTCGGGTTTCACGGTGGTAAAATACGGTTGTATAATTATCCGCTTCTTTAGTTTGAACCCGTCATTGATTTCTCTTGCTTTATGCACAAATGGTACATATTCACCATTCAAAATGTACTCTCGCAGCTTCTTTTTACATTCTTCGTAATTGTTTATAATCTTGACAACTTCCGGACGTTTTCTTTTTCGCTTTATCGCTACCCTAAATGCTTCGTCCATACATTCGTCTGTTATTGCCTGTTTAAGTAAGTTTTTGTAAGACTTCATTGATAAACTCTCAAAATCTCTGTCTTACTAAACAACCTCAAGGAGTTTCGCAAATGCTACTATTCCCTGCTTCTCACGGTTAATTTTTACCAAGTGGTAAGGAGAGTGGTTTGCATTAATAAGAGTTTTATATGTTTAGTTTGAGAGAGCCACACCATAGTTCCAATTCGAGTTACCAACAACATTGTTCACATTGCAATAGAAAGCACCGCACTTCGAACCATTGTTGGAGTTACCACCGAAGCGAGCAAAGCAGCGAGGCACAAACCAAACCCCCTTATAAGTTGTCAAGTAAGTTTATTGTAATACCGCATTAAAAAAGAGAGACGGGGGAGTTCCCCCGTTCCCCCCTAAGAAGATTGTTTTTTGTAAGAGAGAGCCACACCAAAGCCCCAATCCGAGTGACCAACAACACCGCTCACAGTGCAACAGAAAGCACCGCACTGCGAACCACTGTTGGAGGTACCACCGAAGCGAGCAAAGCCGGTTATACCTGTATTATACCAACAACCGTCACAATAATATGTGCTGTCAGAACCTGACATTGTTTTTGGCACTATGCCAATTCCGGGTATTAATGTAGCTTCACTTATAAAACCGCCGGAAGTTCCGCCCGGAGTAATATTTGAATCAATATAACCACTACCCGTTTTATTATAATTTTCAGTTGTGGAGCCGTCTCCCGTACCCTCACACATTTTATATTTCATTTTGCCGCCTGCCAAAATTAAACCATTGACAATTTTCCAATTGTTTCCCCAAAGGTTTTCCATGTGGAAAACTTTAACAGCGGTTGTAGTTCCGTTAGAACCCCAAAACATACCTTTATCACTCAATGTACCTGCGACAACTTGACCTGCTTCACCACCCGATGTTACACCTTGACCGAATACAGCTTGTGTGTTGAGTGATTTACCCATTAATATTAATAAATAATTTATTGTTCTTCTTAATGCATATTCTTCAATATTCCAACCTGCACCGTTTGCTTGAGCATAAGTTAGTTGATTGTCGCCTGTTGTATTTTTATTAACCGCTTGACCTTTAATAGAACGAATTTTACCGTCTGACGAGCAACCGTCAAACAAAGAACGATAAATATAATCATTATAAGTTCCGTCTTTTTTCTTGTGGGTATAACATTCAAAACTGTCGTCAAGTTTTCTATTTGCAATTCTGATATGCTTTTTGCCGTCTGTAGTATTTTCTTCTGAAATCCAAATCTGCCCGATTTGTACCATAGCATTACCGCCATAGGTTAAATCAGAAACATCTGACGGAGTGATTTTATCGTCTTTATAAGCATAATTAGCAGGATCTAAAAAATAATCTACCGTGCCGTCATATTTCAACATACATGGTTTAAATAATTTTAAGAAGAAAGAATCTGCCCAAGAGCCGTAATTGAATGAACCCCCTGAAAAGTCCATATAAGACGGAGTATAAGCTGTGTTTATACCTGCATAGCTAACAGCATTTGCAGGGTTACTTTCGTTTGCATCATCTATCAACAAATCATATACAATGTCGTCTTTATCCTGTTTCATATCTATTTGGTCTTGAATATTACTTCTAACCCCGACCAAATATTCTAACCCCTCATTTACAATGTCCGGTGTTACGGGTATGATATAATTCCCGTCTTTGTCTTTTAAAATAGCTTTTCTTGCTGTAATCGTTTCTGACATTTTGTCCCCCTATTCTTCATCATCATCTATAATAATAATTGTTGCATCTGAACCTATTGTTTCGTAAAACAAGTTTGATTGAGATATTTCGCTATGCCAATATGTGCCTGCTGCATTAATTGAAGATGTAGCACTTGTAGCTGCGGTTGTTATACTTCCGAGTGCATTTGTGGTCGCTGTGTTTATACTTCCGAGAGCTGCGGTTGTTGCAGCAGGTATGCTGCTGTAAGAATTTGCTGCACTCGTTGCACTTGCAGAAGCAGAAGTTGCAGAAGCTCTTGCTGAACCTGCAGAAGCAGAAGCAGATGTTGCACTTGCCTGTGCTGACGTTGCCCAAGAGTGTGCTTGCTCTGCATAAGCATTTGTTGCAATATCCAATTCGTTATCATCTCCGACAACTTCTTCATAAAGCAAATTGTTTGCAGCGACAACATCAACCCAATACTGACCGTTAGTATTAATTGCGGTTGTTGCACTCGTTTGAGCCGATGTAATAGCTGTTATTGCATTACCTCTTGCACCACTTGCATTATTCTGTCCGATAGCTCCCAATGCTTCGGTTTTTGCTCCACTAATAGTATTTAATGCAGCCGTTTGAGCTCCGCTTATTGTATTTAATGCTGCAGTTTGTGCACCTGTTATTGTATTAAGTGCTGCGGTTTTTGTGCTGTTAATAGTATCTGTCGCAGAAGTCGTTGCGGTTCCGATAGAACCTATTGCATCAGCTAATAAATCTTGTGTTTCACTTTGCAAAATACTAATAGAATCTTCCTGTTGTCCGGAAATAGCAATAATAGCACTTTCTTTTGTATTAACCAAATCGGATAATGCTTGTGTTGCCGTTGCTGCTGTTGTAGCTGCATAGACACTTGCAGATGTTGCACTTGCCTGTGCAGAATTTGCTGCTGCAACAGCTTCATCTCTGTAACCTTTCGCTAAATCACCATAGTATTTTGCACCGTTATTGCTAACATAAATTTTATTAGATGCACTTGTTGTAGATATTGTTACCATTATTGTATCCCCTCAACTTTCTTCGGATGTACGGTTATTGTGTTTAAATCTCCAATATCGCTGTTGCCGACACAAAGAGTATCTTCAAAACCCGTACTCTCCAAACATGTTTTAATTCCATAATAATAATCTTCCGTACCGTCTATACCCGTTGTTACAATAAGGTTATCGGTAAGACCGCTTGGTATCTCAAGAACGATTTGAGATTGATAATTGCTATTTACCCAAACTTCATCACCTACGATATTTCCGTTTGAATCATATATGGAAAAATATACTTTGTAATTTTCATCTGTGTCTATTCCGTCCACATAAAGAGTTAAGCTATCGCCCTGTACAAGCTCAATATTTCCGTCCTCATCAATTATCGCTGCCATTTTCTTCCCCCCTGTTATTTTTTAGTCCGTATATTTCAACAATGCCGCAGTTCTGCTGTCCGTTACAGAAAAAGAACTTTT